GGCACAGGTGGCACGTCCAGCAGCACTTCCTCAAGATCAATGTCGCCCAGCTCGTCGAGCGGGTCATCTAACTGCGTGACCGTGTCGGCATTCACCAACGCATCACGTGCGTCCTTATAGGCGTCGGTGACGCCGGTCTTGACGTCAATCTCGCCCTCGGGGATCTCGTCGTAAATCGGCGTGCCCAGGTCGTCGGTGTAGTCGGGTACATCCGGGTCAGGGTCAGCCTCACGTGGGCCAGGATCACGCGGATCTAGATCAATCGGCGTGCCCAGGTCGTCGGTGTAGTCGGGCAATTCCACCCTGTCTGGCACCAGCGGCGGAGGAGCGGAATCTGGATCACGCGGAGCGTCCGGCGGCGGATCTTGCAAATCGTCTGGCAGCAGTGGCGGCAAATCCACCGCATCTAGCGGCGGCGGATCAGAAACAGGGAAGGGATCCGCTACTCCGTCATCTGGCGGCGGTGGATCTGGATCTGGAGGGCGAACAAAGTCATCAGGCCCAGGCAAAACGGGATCATCAGGCTCAGAAAAAACGGAATCGTCTTGATTCTGCACACTGCCAAGCCCAGGACGCACAGGGCCGGGACCAATAACTATGGGCCCAGGTGTCACCGAACCACCGCCGCCTCCACCGCCTCCAGAAGGAGGAGGCGCAGGGGCCGGCGTGGGCGCGGGCGGCAACGGAGGCCCGACCGGAGGACCAGGCGGGAAGAATGGCGCGGGGGGCGGCGCACGCTTGAAGTCGATGACGGTCTTGCTGTTCGCCGGGTTGGCCAGCATCGTCACGCCCGGGTTGTTGCTGGTGAAGCCAGGCGATGCACCCCTCAGCGACTCAATCAGCGCGCTCTGGTACGGCACCTGCCCACTTGGAGCAGACGTCGGCTGCTGTGCAAGGTTCTGCAGGTACGACCAATCAGCATCAGTTTGCTGGCCGAAGAAGTTGTTGGCAGCGTCACGGATCTGTGTGTCACTCATGCCAGACGACAGCAGGCGGCTGTAATCAGCCGCTTTCTGATCTGCTGTAGAGCCGGCATTTACAAAGAACGGATTCGCCGCAGTTGCCATCACATCACCCCACCAATTTCACTGAGCACGTGCGCCGACAGGAACGACGTGCCCGGCAGGCCGCGCAGCTTCATGCGCAGCGACCCGTAGTAGCCCAGCGCGGCCGTGCCGAACCAGGACTCGTAGCTGTTGTCGGTCAACCACACCGCCTGGCTCCAAACGCCGGTGTCCCACAACGCAACGCCCGGGTCCGAGAAGGCCGGTGCGCCCGCCGTGTCTTTGAAGGCGTACTGGGTGTTGATCGTCAACTGCGCGCTCGGCGCCGCCGGCCCGAAAAAGATCGGCCGGGCCATGCTGAACTTCTTCAACTGCCCCGGCGTGCCAAACGCGTTGAAGGAACACTGCACCTCGCCCAGCACCAGCCCCTTGCAGGTGGTGCCGTTGGCCTGTCCGAAGTACAGCTCGCCACCGATGACCGCCGCGCTGCGGATAGGGATGCCGTCGAAGCTGCACCAGGCCCCGGTGGTGACGTTCATGGCGAACTGCCGGTAGACATCTCCATCCACAGGCAGCGAGATCACCAGCACGTCAGAGGACGGCACGACAAAGACGTTCCAGAACTTCTCATCGCGCAGGCTGCGCACCAGGGGCGCGAAGACCGTCTGGATCTTGGCCGCGGGGCCGACGTTCTGGTTGTCTACGCTGAACTGGCCCGTGAACAGGCGCGACATGGGCACCAGGCCGAGCTGCGAGACGATCATCACGTCGCCGCCGAACGTGGTGAAGTACCGACCGTGCAGCGGCACCGGGCCCACGTACCAGACGCCCTTGAGCTCGAACGTGGCCGCGCTGGTGGGGTCGGTGCCCTGCCACACACCCACATCGCCCTCGGTGCCGATCACCACCAGGTAGTCGTCCACCGAGATGCCGGCGTCGGTGGTCCAGTTGACCATGGCCGACACGTAGCCGCCGTTGCGCAGCAGTGAGCCCATGGGGAACGACGTCACCGTGCCAGTGATCGCGTCCACCGCGTTCATGTAGTAGACGTTGGGGTCGTCCTGGAACGTGAACCAGACGCGGCGCTTCCAGACCATGACCGTCCGCGCTGCGGTGGTCATGTTGGTCACCGTGGCCGTGCGATCGACCCAGCCCGAACTTGTGCTGTAGGTCCAGTAGCCCGCGCCAGGCGAGACGGCCAGCAGGAACGTGTCAGCCGCGGTGGAGAACTGCGTCGTCCACCATTCGTCGTCGGTGCTGCCGGTGCCCGTGACGGCCACAGTCGGCGTGCCGCCCGAGGTGACGTCGTAGATGTTGCCGTTGGCGGCCATGAACACCTTGTCACCGGCCGAGCTGGGCGCCTTGTAGGAGAACACCGCCTCCACCGACTGCGGCGCACCAGACACCTCGACGGCGTCGGCAAACTCGGCCCAGCCGCGGCGCAGCTCCACGCCCTGCTGCCCCGGGATCAGGTTGGTCAGCACCAGCGCGTCGCGCGGGTCCATCGCACTGATCGGGTCGCGGTAGTTCAGGCCTCCCACCGGCGCCGGGATGATCGCGGACTGCGACACCTGCGAGGCGGCCGCCCTTCGCGGCACCTTGAAGGGCTTCAGAGGCACCAGAGGCACGTCAGGCCCCCATGCCCGTGTCAGGCGTATTGATCAGCGGCTGGATGTAGGGGAAGCGGAAGTCCCGCGCCATGCTGAGCACCGGCGCGCCCTTCTCGGCGCCCTTGCGGTTCTCGAAGCTCACCTGGAAGTCGCGCATGGCCGCCGAGCTGTCCAGGCCCTTCATCTCGAGCCACTTCACGCGGGTGTACAGCGTCACCAGCGTCGGGTCGAGCAGGGTCACGTCGCCGTTCTTGGTGACGCGGTTCTTGTACAGCGTGCTGTCGTCCTGATCGCGTACCCAGGCCTGCGACAGGTAGAAGAAGTTCATCGTCTGCGGTGCAGACGGCGGCGCCAGGACGTAGATCTTGTTGTCCCGCACCTGCCAGTAGAACGACAGCGTCGGCAGCGTCGTGCGGATCAGCAGCTGCTGCCACATCTGCGGCGACACCGGCCCCAGCGACGGGAACTGCGTCGTCGCGTTCCAGTTGGTCTGGTCGATCCAGTCGTAGAAGTCCTCGGGCATGTCGAAGGACTTTTCCTTCTGCCCGCTGGTGTCCTGCAGGATCGAGATCTCGTAGTTCTTGACCAGCTCCTGCCAGTCGTACATGGACAGCAACTCGATGCCGGACATGTTGACGGCCGACATGAACTTCTGCCCCAGGTTGTCAGGCGCGTCGGCCAGCTGCTCCACCGTGACGATCTTGAAGTAGCGGTACTCCTCGACCTTCGACGGGGTCATGCCAGGCAGGGCGGTCAGCGGCGTGCCGACCACCGCGTCCTGCTGGCCAGACTTCCACTTCTGGTAGCGGTCAGCAAAGCGCTGGGCGTCCTGCTCGGTGACCTGGCGGTAGATGACCGAGGTCTTGTCGCCAGGCACGTGGATGCGGATGAAGTCCCGCTCCTCGTACACAGCCCGGCCAGCCTCCCGGCTCTTGCCGGGGTGCATGACGGGCTCACGCAAGAACTCCACGTACAGCCGCGCATCGTGCGCGTACCGAGACTCATCTGGCCTGGCCAGGTGCGTGGGTTCATCAAACACAGTGGAAGTCGTGGGTTGCATGCTGTTCTCCTTCTTCTTGGGGGGTGTTACAGCGTCCGGCCAACAACCGGGTACGAGAACAGCGCGTCAGCGTTGGTTGCTGCAGCGCCGCCCGTGGCCGTACCCAGAACCAGTCCGCTGATGCTTTCAGAGCCCGCGGTGGCGTCGTCATCAACCGCGCCGCCCGTGGCGGTGCTGTTGAGTTGGGTCCCCTTGGCGGCGCTGGCCAGCGTGCGAACGCTGCCCTTGCCGTAGATCTGAAACCAGCCGTACTCGTTGTCAGCCATGACGGCCTGAGCCGCGCCGCAACGAGAGCCAGGACCCGACGCGCCAGGGGCGGTCGTGGTCGTGGTGGCCATGACGAAGTCGAAACCCGTCTCCTCGACGCACAGGTAGCCGGCACCCGTCACCGCACCATCAGCGCGGCCGTAAATGAACTCCTGATACCCGTTGGTCGGGTCGTCGTAGCCACCCACGGTGCCCAGACGAAACGCGGCGACGGCCGTAGCCGCAGTGATTTGGTCCTTGCTCAGACCGATGACAGCTTGTGCCATGTTGCAATCTCCTGAAGAAAAAAACCCGAGAGGATTGGGTCACCCCGCCCCTCTCGGGAAAGGCGACCCACGACGGTCCACCAATCAGTTCTGCAGACGGCCTTGGAACTGCGCGCCGGAGCAGGTCAAGTTGCCGGCCCAGCCCAGGATCTGCACCTCGGCATCCTGGTTGATCGCGTAGCGCCGGTTGGGCGACAGCGGGACCATGTTGCGGTCCTTGTGAGGACGCCACTTCAGGTACTTGGTGTTGAGGAAGAAGCCGGTGGACGACGGGCAGAAGCCGCCGATACCGCCGTCGAGCACCACGTCCGCGTCCATGAACTTCAGGGACGGGAAGCCGAGGTTGCCCGTCTCGGGGCTGGAGAAGCGCTGCAGGGCCTGCAGGGACGACATGTAGTAGCCCCAGTAGACAGTGTCCACAACGATCAGGTCAGGACGGTCATTGCCGCGCGTGCAGGACGCCCACAGCGTGTTCATCGCGTTCTGGATCGTGGTCGGTCCAGGGGTCACGGTGTTGTCGCTGAAGTCGTACTTCTGGTTGCGCCAGAAGGTCCAGGTGCCACGGTCGATGCCGCCGTAGGTGCCGCTGGTGTTGGTGGAGGCCACGGCGGCGTTCAGGCCGGTGATCTCCTTGCCACCAGAGCCGGTGCCGTCGGAGTACACCGACTGCGCCAACTTGTTCATCATCGTCGCCTCGGCCACGTTCAGGCGCGCCTCGAGCAGGTCGATGAAGGCTTCCTTGCCGCTGTTCTGCAGCATCTCCAGGCCGCTCATAACGACCGGGACAGCGAACTGCTTGATGCTGAATTCAGCGGCGCTGATGACGTCCTGCGCGGCCACCGGCAGCAGGTCATAGCCCGAGTAGAAGCCGGCGTTGCCGTTTTCGGCAAAGCTGAGCTCTTCCAGGATGACGTTGCCGCCGCTGATCGTCTTGATGTTGCCGCGCTGGTTCAGGCGCGACAGCAGGGCGTTGTTCTTGGTGACGTTGTCCGCGATCTGACGCGAACGGGACTGGATGGTGGTGGCGACGATGTCGCTCACATTTGGAAATGCCATGATGAAAACTCCATCTGAGTTGGGGATGGCCTTTCGGCCGCCAGTTCAGATGCGCCTACGCGAACCTTCTCAGTCCGGTTGTGCTGTAGGTGGGACGGCCGCGCCGTCTCCTGCGAGCTTTCGGTGGCTGGGGTGCTGGGCACACCAAGATGCGATTACTCGCACCCTGGTGCGAATTATCCATCAGCGTGAGGACATCGCAATGGCTGCCTCGATCGCAGACCGCACGTCGGTGGGGTCCTGCCTGAGCGCCCCGGCCGGAGCCGCCCCGGTCACGCTCACCGCGGCCTGGCGGGCCCTTTGCGCCACCGCCGTCTGGTTCTGCGCACCGCGGGACTTGGCCCGGCCCTGCAGCACCGAGCGCACGCGGTCGTTCAGCATGCAGGCCTTCTTGTAGGCGTCCACTAGGCTCAACTCCTGCCCGCGGCGCTGTGCCGTCTCCAGCAGGTCGGCCATCTCCTCGCGCACGTCCTCACCGAACTCGGCGCGCTGCAGGAACGACGCCACCTCGGACTGCGCCTTCTGCGTCACCATCTGCTGCTGCGCGAGCTGCGCCTGCTGGAATTGCGTGACCATCTGCTGCATGGGCGCCAGGCGCTGGTTGAGCGCCTGCTCGAGCGCAGCCTGCTGAGGATCCACCTGCGGCACCTGCCCCGCCAGCGCGGAGTCCAACGCCTGGATGAAGTTCTGCCCGAACCGGCCCACGCCAAACTGGTTGACGATGCCGGCCACCATCTGCGCCAGCTCCGGCGCCGTGCCGGTGCGCAGCCTGGCCGCCGTGCTCATCAGGTTGTCGATGGCCTGCAGCGGGTTGCTGTTCTCAGCCTTGATGAAGGCCTCGTAGGGCTGGATGGTGCGCATCACCGCGTCGTAGGCCTTGCGAGCCTCGGACGACTCCTGCAGCGTGCGCTGCACCTCCACCTCGCGGCGCTGGATCTCCTGGCGCACCGGCTCGGGCAGCTGGCCCCAGTGCTCTCTGGTTTCCGGCCGCCAGGCCTGGGGCGCGCGGTCGGTTTGCTGACGCGGGCCGGCCTTGGGCCCAGGCTGGATGCCCTCGGTCTGCTCCTTGGTCTTGAACTTTCCGGTTTCGTCGCGTTCGCGTTGTTGAAGGTTCTGGCGTTCAGGCTTCTGGCCCTCGGCCAGGTCGTCCAGATTCTGGGTCTTGGATGAGGCAGCCTGCGTCGCCGGGGCACTCCCCCGCTCTTCGCCCGGGTCACTCCCAGACGGAGCAGGCTGCGCAATGGGCTCGGGCGCCGTGTCAGGCGCCGCGGTGTCCAGGGCGGCCTCGATGGAGTCGCGCAAGGTCGTGGGTTCGCTCATGTGGTGTTACCTGTTTTGGAGTTGAGAAATCGCGCGCTCTATGTCGCGTCGAGAGAACGTGCCGCCCTGGGTGTAGAGACGCTCACGCTGTTCCTGAGCCTTGGCCCAGGTGTTCTGGAAGTCGTCAACCGTGGTGAGGTTGTTGGCCCGCATGTACTCGCGGTGCTTGCTGCGGGTGCTGATGTCGGTGCCGTCAGTCGCGCGCAGGCCTGCGTAGCTGCTGTCGCCCCACAGCGCGCCCGCGTCGTTGCGCATGGGCTCGCGGTGGTCCGCGGTGACTTCGATCAACTCTCCGGTGGTGCGGTCTTGGATGTAGCGGCGGCGGGTCATGGCGCGGCCTTCTCCTCTTCCTTGTTGCGGTTGCGTAGGGCGGAAACGGCGGCTGCCGTGCCAAGGCCACCGGCAGCGATTGCCGCCAGAAGCCTCGGATCTGCTCGGCCCAGCAGGTCGTTCTCGTTGACGCGGGCGGGGTCGAAGGCAGCGAAGCGGGAGCGGATACGCGACGGGTCAAACACCACCTGCGTCGTGCCTTCAGCGCCCAGCATGTTGGTCGGGAAATCCACGCGGTCGTATCCGGCGCGCTTTGCTTGTTGCAGCACTCTTGCCGCCGCCGAGCCCGTGGTGCCGTCCAAGACGGTGCTGGCTTTGACAGGGTCGGAGGTGCGCAAGATCAGCGGCATCACGTTCGCGCCGTCCTGACTGCCATTGCTCCAGGTGAACTCGTTGGCGATCTTTGGGTTGTTGGCCGTGAACACCCCTTCAGCGGCATCGACTCCAGACGCCCCCAGCTTGCTGGTGTCGAACGCCGGGAAATTTTTGGTTGTGCCGTGATAAACGTCGTTGCCAAACCCCAGCGCCTTGGCACGATCCATCGCCGTGTTGTTCTCAGGCAGCCCGAGCATCTTGACTGCGTTCTGCCGGGCCGTTTCCAAAGCCTCAGCGCGTGGGCCGCGCAAAGCCTTCACAGTTTCTTTTGGCGGAGGGCTTGCGCTTTGCGCCACGCGATACATAGCGTCAGAAATCGCAAAGTCCTTGTTGCGCCCCTTGTTCTCCACAAACCCAAACCGCTTGTAGAAGTCCTTGAGACGCCCCACGCTCCCGCCAAAGTCGGCCGCCGGGCTGAGAGTAACCATCGCCCCTGCTTCATCCGCCTGCTTGATGAGGTCGTTCATCAGCGCGGTGCCAACGCCTTGCCCACGTTGCTCCTTGGGCACCACGATCTTGCCAAGCTGCAGCGTCTTGTCCCCGCCAAGACTCAGGTCCACGTTTGGATACTTGGCGCGCAGCGCCTCAGCAATCGCCTCCCCCTTGCGCGCCTTGTTCGCAGCGCCAGCAACTCCGCCCACCACCGGCACCATGCCCGCGGCCGACAGCACCATGCCCAGCCTGTCACCCTCACGCCTGGCGCGCTCGAAGTCGCGGCCGGCCTGGGCCGTGCCCACCACCGGCAGGAAGCCAGTGGCGATGTCGATGGCCATGTCGCCCAGGTCAGCGTCCTCGGGCGTGTCCAGGGACACATACTTGCGGGCCCTGTCACGCAGGGCGGCGATGACTGCTTGTGCGTCCATCAGCTCCTC